GTGCGGCTGCAAAGCAAGGATCTCCAAGCGTTGCAGATTCTGGTTATAACGATACCGGAATCCCAACTTCTTGTTTGTCTCCTTGCACATCATATCCGTATAATACGATACAAATCCAGAGCTCTCGCTCTGGGTGTAAGGTGTCTTGCCATATTTGGCATTAACATGCTTACGTATCACACTACAGGTCCGATGGTAACCTATCTTGTAGAGTGCATTACTGTACTCTACATAAGATATGTAGCTTTGGACTGTCTTCCGATGAGACCACACCGTCCGGAATTTTACCGGAGTAACGTCTTTGCCGTTAAACGCATCGACGCCACAGGATTCACGAAAGAATCCACGGATACAACACTTATCCTGGTTGAACTTTAGTCCAACTTGAGGGAAGTACTGTAGTAGCAGGGCATAGTCTTCGCCCTTACATATGATGTCATCGCCATACACGTATACACGGCCCACGCATTGCTGCATGGGTACCGCATAATGTGCACTGAGCACTGCCAGTGCTAGAACATAGAAGCACAACGCTTCAATGGGGAAACAGCAAGCTGATCCCATTGGCGCGAACTTCTTCAATCCTAACACCTCACCCGAAGGGAGCATCGTAGCGGCCGAACGACAAGACAATAAAGCCTTGTATAAGTCGGTCCCGTCGAAAATATTCTCGACGAGAGACAGAGAAACTCTGTCCGATGCATCCTTCATATCCAGTGTGACCCAGCATCGTGACGGGTCTTCCTCGTTAGAGGTCGATCCCAACAATGCTAGCCATTGATTGACAGACTGATCCGTGAAATTCACGAAGCCTGCCGTCAGTGGGTGTCCTTCAAGGAATGCCATTAATTTTCTGGCAAGACCCTGTTGGATCCACTGAAGTTCCAATGGTTCACAACTGATTAGTCGAGGTCCACGCGAGTCTTTCGGGACAAGCACCACTTTAGCGGTGCCATGTTCCACAAGCTCACGAGTTTGGATCCAATCAAGGCAGTCGGCAACATGTGTCTGAGAGTATACAAAATACTCAGTAAACGGATAATAGCGTTCAAGAGATCGGTAAATCCTTTTAAATTCACCTTTCTCTGATTGCGTTTCACCCGTCGACACTGCGCCTGGCCCATGACCCGGTTTAATTTCCCGGGGATTGAATGACGCGAAGAGTTTGGACGCGAACGTCCTTGCTTTTCGCACGATGGGGTCTTTCCGGAAGCATGCTTCCGGGAGGGACCTATCGGTCTCGATGAATCCATAGATTACTTTTAGTTCATCTATGAGTTCGTAGGGTAACTCCAGTTTGTACATTACGTACAGGAACTGGCGGAGTGCCTTGATCGTCTCTATCACCTCATGGTTAGAGGCTACATCATGTCGTAAATAGCCATTATGGCTAAAGACACGTAAATACAATGATGCAGGAATGCATTCATTGTATTCAAACCAAGTATCGCCCTGTAAAGCGCGATCTAGTCGTTTTCCGACACTTGGCAACACGGTAGTCATATATTTGACACCGTATTCAGTGAT